TATCGTATTGAAAACCGGGGCCAGCGTGGCGCGTTTGCTTTTCGGGTCATAGTAGATCAACGCGCCGGGTTTAATGGCCGCGCCAGTGGCCGCGCACCGGCCGGGATAACGTGCGCGCATGGTTTTAATGGTCATATATCACCCCATTGGCCATAACCTTAGTGAGGTTCGCGCCGGGCACGTGGCGCACGTTCGACCCGTCTTCGTGGGGTGTCCACGTGCCCGCAAAATCAACGGCCACCACCGGCCCATCGATGGCCACCACGTGGCCGCGCGCGTCGGCCGTGGGTTTATCGTGCCCCAAACGTTTGACCACGTGGCGCGCAAATGCCACGCGATCGCCAACGTTAAATTTTAGTGTTTTCATGTTTTACCCTTTTCAATTAGTTGATGACGTGCACCAATGCGCGCCCCGATATGGACCCCGAAGGGTCCACATAAGGTCAAGCATTGGCAATCGAGATAACCCGGCGCGCGTGGCCGGCCGCGTGGTCCGCGATCACAATATCGCGCGCAGCAATTGACGTGCCCGAACACAATGTGCATTTGGCGCATGTGGACCGGCGCCCGCCTTCGGCCGATGCCGGGCAAACCGCTTCGCCTGGCTGCACGTCAACACCCACGGAAACCCGAAAAACGCGCATGCCAAGCAAATTAGCCTTGGCCGCTTGATCAATATTGTCCGCGCTGGCCATAACTAGGGGCGCCCATGCTTGCACGTCAAAATCGGCGCGGTCCCATTGGTGGGTATAACCGCGCGTGCCTGCAGCGTACCGGGTTATTTGGGTCCACATGCGGACCGGCGCAGCGAAAGGGTCCCCATACGTGCCGATGCGGACAATCTTACCGGCCAGCGCGCGCGCGATTGTGGCCGGGTCCGCTTTGACGTACCGGCCGCGTTTGTATGCGTGGAATACGCTTTGCACGCTCTTACCTACTTGCACATAGCATGGCGGTTCTTCGCTTTCGCCGGTTTTAATGAGATATGGCCGGTGGCCACAATCGCCGCAGATGGCGTAATCCGCGCCGGTTTGCAACGCGGCCATGGGCGCGATATCGGACCGGATGATGAAGGTTTGCACAATCGCGCCGGTCTTATCGTTTTTTGAATCAGTGTGGATTTTATTAACGATAACGACAATGGGCGCGCCGTCGATTGTGCTGGGGCCTTCGTAAGCGATATAACCTAGAATTTTTGACATGATGGACCTTTCGATTAATTGAGTTTATGAACGGCCGGCTGCGCGCCGGCCGGGTTTGTTTAATAGTTCCAAGCCTTCGCGTTTTTCGCGGCCGCGTATTTCTTCGCGGCCACTTTGCTATAGAAATAACCGGTTTCAATCGGTCGGCCTTGCAGCGCTGGCGTGGCGGTGATGTACATCACAAATTTAAAACCTGAACCCTTGCGCGCGTTGAAAATGTGGGCAAATAACATGATGGAAACCTTTCGAATATTGGACTTGCTGCCGGTGCAAAATCGCGCCGGTGATGTAATGTAAGGCATTGCCTTGCACTTGTCAAGGATTATTTTATAGGGACAAACCCTAATGCGTTGTGGACAATGTGGGCGCGTTTGTGGGTACTGCGTGGACAAGTGTGGGCATGCGTGAATCGACCGATTTTGAGAGGAAAAAAGCTATTTGTGGACAATGTGGGCAGTGTGTTTTGATGTTAACAATGAAAAAAAATATATGTAATACTAAGTAGTTACACAATAGGTTGTGAAACCCACGAATGCTCACACCCCCCCCATTTTGGCAGCGACTGAAAACACGTGTCCACATTGTCCACATTGTCCACAAATGCCCGCGCATGGTCATGGCCACATGGTCACATGGTCATGGCCAGCGAGCCACCGGGTCATGTGGACACTGCCCACATTGCCCCCCACCAAAGTACTACACTGTAAGGATTGTAAGGTTACCGGCTGCTGGCCGTTTGCTTTTGGCGCGAGGCCCCCCGGGTAGGGCCGGCGGCCAAAGGCCACGGAAGCGGAGGGGCCGTGAACAAAATTTTTTAAAATGTTTGCCCACATTGCCCACATGCCCTAAACTCCGCACATGTTTGAAAGCCTACCTTTTGCACCGCGCAAGGTTGAAGCGACTGAGGCGCGCTTGAACCGCATTTACGAAGCTGCCAAGCTGGGGCTAAAGGGCGACTCGTTGGCGCTGGCTTCTGGCCTGTTGCCTACCGAGTACCGGCAATTGGTGCAACTTGACCCCATTGCGGAAATGGCAGCGCTTAAAGGCAAGGCAGACGCTGAGATGGAGATGTCTCAGTGTTTGCACACCGCCGCGCGTCAAGGCGACGCCAAGGCGGCGTTGGCGATCCTGCAAAACGTCCACGGTTGGGTGGCCAAGCAATCTATCACTATTGATGTTGACCAGCGCATTTCAATCACCCAGGCGCTGCGCGACGCTGAGTCCAGGGTCATCGACGTCATCGCCCATGAGCCAAGCCCTAAACTAGAGTTACCCACGCATGCAGAGCACCAAGTACAGCGCTGAAGATGAGCAAGAACTGATGGCCCGGCTGTGGAGCCCGCAGATTAAGGACAACCCGTTAGCGTTTGTGATGCTGGCTTTTCCTTGGGGCGTCAAGGGCACGCCACTGGAACACTTCCAAGGCCCGCGCAAATGGCAGCGCGAGGTGCTGCTGGACATCGCCGAGCACATCAAGCTGAATCAGGGCAAGGCTGACTTTGATGTCTTGCAAGAAGCCATCTCATCTGGCCGGGGTATTGGCAAGTCGGCGCTAGTGAGTTGGATCACGATCTGGATGCTGGCCACGCGCATTGGCTCGACGACCATCATATCGGCCAACTCCGAGTCCCAGCTCCGCTCGATCACATGGGCCGAGATCACCAAATGGCTGGCAATGGCCATCAATAGCCATTGGTTTGAGGTGTCAGCGACCCGCGTCATGCCGGCCAAGTGGCTGACTGAGCTGGTCGAGCGGGATTTGAAGAAGGGCACCCGGTACTGGGGCGTGGAAGGCAGGTTGTGGTCAGCGGAGAACCCCGACGCCTACGCTGGTGTGCACAACTTTGACGGTGTGCTGGTGGTTTTTGACGAAGCCAGCGGCATCGACGACTCCATCTGGGCGGTGACCGGTGGCTTTTTCACAGAAAACACGCCAAACCGCTTCTGGTTGGCGTTTTCCAACCCACGGCGCAACACCGGATACTTTTACGAGGCTTTCAACAGCAAACGGGCGTTCTGGCGCACCCGAATTGTGGATGCCAGGACGGTCGAGGGCACCGACAAGGCGGTCTACAACCGAATCATTGACGAATATGGGCCGGATTCAAGCCAAGCGCACGTTGAGGTCTACGGCATGTTCCCAAGTGCGGGAGATGACCAGTTTATTTCGTCAAACGTGGTAGACGACGCCATGGCCCGGCCCAAGTACAAGGACGCCAGCGCCCCGATCGTGATCGGCGTAGACCCGGCGCGGTTTGGAGCGGACGCCACGGTGATCGCGGTCAGGCAAGGGCGGGATATTGTCAAGATCATGCGCCACAGGGGCGACGACACCATGACGGAGGTAGGGTATGTGATCGAGGCGATTGAAGAATTTAAGCCGGCGCTGGTCGTAATCGACGAAGGCGGGCTGGGCGCGGGTATTGTCGATCGATTAAAAGAGCAGCGGTACAAGGTCAAGGGCATAAACTTTGGAAATAAATCCAAAAACCCGATCATGTACGGTAATATGCGTGCGCAGATGTGGGGAGATATGCGAGAATGGCTGAAATCTGCTAGCATCCCCAACGACAGGTTCTTGAAGACGGATTTGATTTCGCCTATGATGAAGCCTGATTCACGGGGAACAATCTTCTTGGAAAGCAAAAAAGAAATGAAAGCTCGCGGTCTTGCCTCACCCGACGCTGCTGACGCTATTTGCGTCACGTTTGCTTTTCCAGTGGCACATCGTGAGTATGTTGAACCCAAGCGCACCGCTAGAAGCTACGGTAGCGCAGTATCTACAGGATGGATGGGCGCATGAAGAAGCCTGGACTTTACGCTAACATCCACGCCAAGCAAGAACGAATTGCCGCAGGCAGTAAAGAGAAGATGCGCAAACCTGGCACGCCTGGCGCGCCGACTGCCAAGGCTTTCAAAGAGTCAGCCAAAACTGCGAGGAAAAAATAATGCCACTCGTTAAGTCAAAGTCACCCGAAGCATTCCGCAAAAACGTCAAGGCCGAGGTCAAGGCGGGCAAGCCCGTCAAGCAGGCCGTGGCAATTGCGTATGCAGTCAAACGTGCAGCACCGAAAGGAAAGAAATGAAGACCCTTGCCCCTATTGCTAAACTGAACAGCCGCGAGCCCAAAATGTCGGGCGCTGGTATGCCAGCACGCAACAAAGAAACTTATTCACCCACTGCCAATTGCCACGCCACGATTCCATCGGGCAACAATGTCAAGGCAACGGTGGACAAAGTCCTTAACAAGATCAAATAATGGCAGACTTCACAGGCATTGCGGCTGCTGGCGCAGTGGCCGAAGGCGGTAAACCCAAGAAGAGCGCGTCTGACATCTTGGCCACAGCCCGTGCCAGGCTGGACTTGGCGGTGTCCGCGCTCTCGGAGTCCCGCGAAGATGAGATCGACGATCTGCGCTTTTACGCAGGCTCACCCGACAACCATTGGCAGTGGCCCGCTGACGTGCTGGCCACCCGTGGTGCGGTGCAAGGGCAGACAATCAACGCCCGGCCCTGTCTGACGATCAACAAGCTGCCCCAGCATGTGCGCCAGGTCACCAACGACCAGCGCCAGAATCGGCCCGGGGCCAAAGTCATCCCGGTGGACGACAACGCCGACGTGGAAGTGGCCGACATCTTCAACGGCATGATTCGGCACATTGAGTACATCAGCGACGCCGATGTGGCTTACGACACTGCCTGCGAAAACCAAGTTTCTTACGGCGAAGGTTACCTTCGCCTGCTGACCGAATATTGCGACGACAACACGTTTGACCAAGACATCAAGATTGGCCGTGTGCGCAACTCCTTTTCGGTCTACATGGATCCAACCATTCAAGACCCGACCGGAGCGGACGCCAAGTGGTGCTTTGTCACGGAAGATGTGACCAAGGCCGAGTTTGAGCGGATGTACCCAGACGCTGCGCCCATTACAACTTTGCAATCTTTGGGTGTGGGCGATCAGTCGATCAGCAATTGGCTCAATGAGGACACGATCCGCATTGCGGATTACTACTACATTGACTACGACCGCGCAACACTGAACCTGTACCCTGGCAACGCCACGGCGTTTCAAGGTACGCCCGAGGACAAGCAATTGCGGGCCATCTACGGCAAGCCTAAAAAGTCACGCGAATCTGACCGTCCCAAGGTCAAATACTGCAAGATCAACGGGTACGAAATCCTTGAAGAACGCGAGTGGGCCGGCAAATGGATTCCCGTGATTCGCATCGTGGGCAACGAATTTGAGGTTGATGGTCGCTTGTACGTGTCGGGTTTGGTGCGCAACGCCAAGGACGCCCAACGCATGTACAACTACTGGGTCAGCCAAGAGGCCGAGATGCTGGCCTTGGCGCCCAAAGCCCCATTTATTGGCTACGGTGGCCAGTTTGAGGGCTACGAAGACAAATGGAAAACGGCCAACACGCAAAACTGGCCGTATTTGGAGATCAATCCAGACGTTACAGACGGCCAAGGGGCCGTTCTGCCACTACCCCAGCGGGCACAGCCTCCGATGGCCTCCAGCGGCCTATTGCAAGCCAAGGCGGGCGCTTCTGAAGACATCAAGAGCACCACAGGGCAATACAACGCCAGTTTGGGCATGGGAAGCAACGAGCGCAGCGGCAAAGCCATATTGGCTCGCCAGCGCGAAGGCGATGTGGGCACGTACCACTACGGAGACAATCTAGCTCGCGGTGTGCGCCATGTGGCCCGCCAACTGGTGGACTTGATCCCCAAGATTTACGACACTCAGCGCATTGCCCGCATCATTGGTGAAGATGGCGAAACCAAAATGGTCAAGATCAACCCTGACCAGCAGCAGCCGGTCAACAAGATCGTGGACCAGCAAGGCATCGTGATCGAGAAAATCTACAACCCCGGCGTCGGCAAGTACGACGTGGTGGCAATCACTGGCCCAGGCTACGCGACCAAACGTCAAGAGGCATTAGAGGCAATGGCACAACTGTTGCAAGGCAATCCTCAATTGTGGGCTGTGGCCGGTGACCTGTTCGTCAAGAACATGGATTGGCCTGGCGCTCAAGAGATGTCCAAGCGTTTTGCCAAGACAATTGATCCTAAGTTTATGTCCGATGCGGATGAAAGCCCGGCATTGCAAGCGGCCCAGCAGCAGATGCAGGCCATGGGCGCTGAGATGGACCAGATGCACCAGATGATTAAAAACGTGGGTAAATCCATCGAAATGCAAGAGCAAGAACGCAAGGATTTTGAGGCCCAGGTCAAGGCATACGAGGCTGAAACCAAGCGTATTGCAACGGTTCAAAACAGCATGAATCCTGAACAGATACATGACATCGTAATGGGCACTTTACACGCGGCGATGGATACTGGCGACGTCGTTGCTGGTGGGATGCCTAACCGGGGTCAAAATGAGATAATGCCTGAGATGATGCCACCACAAGGGATGCCACAATGAAAGCCTGTGATTTTGTCGGATTGTTGTTCTTAGCCCGAGATGTGACCCATTCGGTGCATTTGAACACCCGCAGCTATTCCAAGCATGTGGCCTTGAATGCTTTCTATGACGACATCATTGACCACGCAGACGCATTTGCTGAAGCCTATCAAGGCCGTCATGGCCTGATGGGGCCAATCACTTTGCATTCGGCCAAGAAGACCAGCAACGTGATTGAATTCTTGCAAGACTCATTGGATGAGATTGAAAAAGAACGCTACAACGTGTGTGACAAATCCGACTCATCTTTGCAGCAGCTCATTGACAACATTGTTGAGTTGTATTTGACAACTTTGTACAAACTCCGCTTTTTGGCATAAGGACACACCATGGCTCTTTATTTCCACAACAACAACGCTGACGCTCAAGTCAAAGTTGGGGGTGGCAAGCTCAAAGGCATCTTTGTAAGCACCGCAGCGGGCTCGCCCACCTTAACCGTGTACGACACCGCTACGGCCAGCACTGGTGACCCTGTGATTCTTGCGGTATTCACGCCTGCGGCCAACACCATGTACCTATTGAGCGGCGATGATGGCGGCATTTATTTCAGCCGAGGGCTGTGGATTGACAAAGGCGGCACAACGGTCAACTGCACCATCTTTTACGAGTAACCGCCATGTCCCTATACGCACAACTCAACAACATTGCCCCGGACGCTGGTAGCTTCCAGGTCAAAATAGGCTTTGGCAAAATCCATGGCATTTTCATCAGCTCTGCTGCAAATGTGCCTAGAGTTACCATCTATGACTCGGCTACAGCAAGTACAGCCGATCCTGAGATCATTCACCAATTCACCCCCACAAACGCCACAGTTCGGTTGTTCAGCGGCGACATTGGCGGCATTGCGTTTAGCAAGGGTCTGTACGTTGCCGTTACTGGCGACATATCCATGACCGTCATCTACGAGTAAATTATGGCCAACGTAAAAATCTCCAACCTAACGGCGGCAACTACCCCGGTTGCCGGCACTGAAGTTCTGCCAATTGTCCAAAGCGGCTCGACCGTCAAGGTGTCTATTGCTAATTTGACGCCAGGTCTTGACACCATTACTGCGGCTAAAGGCGGCACGGGCCAAACGTCCTACGCAGTTGGGGATTTGCTTTACGCATCAACAACCACGGCGTTGTCAAAACTTGCTGACGTAGCAACAGGCAATGCGCTCATTTCTGGAGGTGTATCGACTGCCCCCAGTTGGGGCAAGATTGGTCTTACAACCCATGTGTCAGGCACACTGCCCACAGCCAACGGCGGCACAAACCTCACATCATTTACTGCAAATGGCGTTGTTTATGCTTCAAGCTCAAGTGCGCTGACCACGGGTAGTGCGTTGGTGTTTGATGGTACGAATTTGGTTGTTGGCGCGACAAGTTCATCAAGTCAAGCATTTCGGGTTTCTCAGACCGCTTTCCCCGCTGTTCCAAGCGGTTTTTACTGTAGTGCTGGTGACGGTGCTGGCGCATACCAATATGGAATAACCCGTGTTGATGGAACAAATGGTCGAGGATTCCAGTTTTTATCTAGTTTGGGCGCAAGTAATTTGCCTTTTTACAGTATTTCAGTTGGGACTGCGGCATCTACTATTGCTGGGATGACTTTTTCAGAAGCATTGCGTATCGACTCCAGCGGTAACTTGCTGGTGGGGAAAACGGCATTGAACTTGGCTGTTGGCACAAGCATTGATGCTAATACATCAACTGGTAGCGGCGTTAGGGTTGTCAGTAGCGCATCAACAAGCAGTGCTGATGGCTTTCAGATGTATTCAACGGGAACATCAACATACAGGTTTGCTGTTGGTTTTAACGGAACTATTTCGGCTGTTAGCACAGTCATCAGTTCAATTTCAGATGCCCGTTTAAAAGAAAATGTGCGTGACTTAAATGTTGGGCTTTCAGAAATCATGGCGCTTAAACCCCGCCTGTACGATTGGAAAGAAGGCAAGGGCGCAGACATTAAAAATGCCCGTGGCTTTATTGCTCAAGAGTTTGAAATTGTATTTCCAGACTTGATTGATGAATCTCGCGACCCCGCACCAGAAGGTGAGGAACCATACAAGGCAGTTCGTGCAGATTTAATTCCTGTGCTGGTCAAAGCCATCCAAGAACTTAAAGCAGAGTTTGATGCTTACAAAGCATCGCACCCATAAGGAATAAACCATGTCAACAATTAATTGGACTATCTCCCAACTTGACCGACAAACCTCAGATGGTTTTGTCACTACCGCACATTGGCAAGCAAATGCAACAGATGGGGATTACTTTGCATCTGTCTACAGCACTTGTTCATGGAGTGATGGCACTGCAACCATTCCCTATGCTGACTTGACCAAAGAAACTGTCTTAGGATGGATTTGGGCTAACGGTGTGGATAAAGACGCTGTTGAGTCCTCTTTAAATGCTCAGATTGAGTTGCAAAAGAACCCTGTGACCGCCACTGGCGTACCTTGGAATTAAGACATGGCAGTTAATCTTTCACCCCTGGCCGGTGCCGGCTCGCAGTTTTTCGACGACAGTGGCAACCCACTGACGGGTGGGCTGCTGTACTCATACGCTGCTGGGACAACCACGCCGGCCACGACCTACACCAGCAACACAGGATCAGTCGCAAACCCCAACCCGATCATCCTTGACAGCGCTGGCAGGCCGCCCAATGAGGTGTGGCTGACCAACTTCAACGCCTACAAATTCGTTCTTCAAAACAGCACATACGTCCAAATCTGGAGTATGGACAATATTTCCGCGATCCGCTCGGGCGGGACGCAATCATATCAAACGGCAACTTCTGGCCAAACTGTGTTCACGGGCTTGAACTACACGACCAGCAACAACAGCATGCAAGTTTTTGTTAATGGCTTGAAAAAAGTCATTACACTACAGTACATTGAAACAAATTCAACGACGATCACTTTTCTGTCAGGATTGACCTTAAACGATATTGTTGAGTTTGTGCAGTAAACCTTACCGGCGGGGCTCACCGGGGAATCTTAGGATTCATTGACATGACTGAAGAAGTCCAAAACCTAGCGGAAGTTGACTCCGCGCCAGCAACGGAAGTGACGGCCACTCCTGAGACTGTAGAAAATGCGCCGGTAGTCGCTGATGAGCAGAAAGAGTCCCGAGTTTTTACTCAGGAAGAACTGGATGCAGCCATCGGTAAGCGGCTTGCGAGAGAACAGCGTAAGTGGGAAAGAGAGCAGACTCAAAGGCAAGCGGAAGCGCAGACTTTGAGAGCGCCAGCACACATCCCGCCGGTTGAGCAATTTGAAAGCCCCGAAGCCTATGCAGACGCATTGGCTTACAAAAAGGCCGAAGAATTGATCGCTCAGCGTGACCAAGCCAGGCAGCAATCTGAAATTCTTGAGACTTATCACGAAAAGGAAGAAGAAGCTCGGACTAAATACGATGACTTTGAACAAGTCGCGTATAACCCGAAACTTTCAATCACGACCGTGATGGCTCAGTCGATCCAAGCCTCGGAAGTTGGTCCCGAAGTAGCGTACTACCTCGGCGCAAACCCCAAGGAAGCAGATCGAATCTCTCGTCTTGCACCTATCTTACAAGCCAAAGAAATTGGACGGATTGAGGCCAAAATGGCCAACGATCCCCCAGTTAAAAAGACCACGTCTGCGCCAGCGCCGATTTCACCTGTTACAGCTCGATCCAGTGGATCGCCAGCTTATGACACTACGGACCCACGGTCTACCAAGACCATGACGGACGCGCAGTGGATTGAAGCTGAAAGAGCCAGACAGGTTAAAAAGTTGCAAGCACAGGCACACCGCTAATTTTTTAAAGGATTTTTTCCATGGCTAACAGTATCTTAACCATCGACATGATCACGCGCAAAGCGCTTGAGATTCTCGAAAACAACCTTGTGTTGACCCGTAACGTGAACCGTCAGTACGACGACAGCTTTGCTGTTGAAGGTGCCAAGATTGGTTCGACCCTGCGCATTCGCTTGCCCGACCGCGCTTTGGTGACCGACGGTGCCGCCTTGCAAGTGCAAGACGACAACGAACAGTTCACCACTTTGACTGTGAACAACCAAAAGCATATTGGCGTGAACTTCACTTCCGCTGAATTGACCATGCAGTTGGATGACTTCGCAGAGCGTGTGTTGAAGCCTCGTATCAGCCAGTTGGCCAGCTCCATCGACGCTGACGTTGCCAATGCATACAAGACCATTGGTAACTCTGTGGGCACTCCCGGTTCTACCCCTTCTACTTCTTTGGTGCTGTTGCAAGCCCAGCAGAAGCTGAACGAGAACGCCGCTGTGATGAGCCCCCGTTATGCCACCGTCAACCCCGCCGCTAACGCTGGTTTGGTTGAAGGCATGAAGGGTTTGTTCAACCCCACCGACACCATCAGCAAGCAGTTCAAGAACGGCATGATGGGTATGGGCGTGTTGGGCTTTGACGAGGTCAACATGTCTCAGTCAATCAAGCAGCACACCACCGGCACCCGCGCGGCTACTGGCAACACCACTGGTGCTGCCGTGACCTCTGAAGGCGCTTCCACGCTGACATTGACTGTTGGCTCTGGCGAAACCCTTGCCGTTGGCGACGTGTTCACCATTGCTGACTGCTACGCTGTGAACCCACAAACCCGTGAGTCCACCGGCTCGCTGTTCCAGTTTGTGGCTTTGGCATCAACGACCAGCACCACGACCGCTACCGTGACCGTGGCCCCCATGTACTCGGCTAACCACGCTCTGGCTACTATGCTTGCCTTGCCCGCCAACAGCAAAGCTGTTGTGTTCACCGGCACGGCCAGCACCCAGTACCCCCAGAACTTGATCTACCACAAGGACGCCATCACGTTCGCCACCGCTGACTTGTTGCTGCCCCAGGGCGTAGACATGGCTGCACGTGCCGTTCACAATGGCATCAGCTTGCGTGTGGTTCGCCAGTACGACATCAACAACGACCGTATGCCTTGCCGTATCGACGTGTTGTATGGCTACAGCACCATCCGTCCTCAGATGGCTTGCCGTCTGTGGGGTTGATCTGAAACGGGGCTTCGGCCCCTTTCTTCGTAACATCTTTTTCAAGGAAATTTATCATGGCTACTCTTCCCAATGGCGCAGGCGGTTACCAACTTGGTGACGGCAATACCTCCGAAGTTAACATTGGCGTGCAATCTACGCCGGTCACTAAAACAGCCGCAGCCACTTTGACCGCTGCTGAATTGACCAACGGCATCATTATCTACAGCGGTGCAACCGCTTCGATAACTTTGCCTACCGTGGCTGATACTGAAGCGCTGGTTTCCAGCGCTAAAAATAACAGCTTTTTTGAGGTTAACTTTATCAACACTGGTGCAGGCACGCTCACTATCGCAGTAGGCACTGGCTGGACTTTGGTTGGTACTGTGACTTCTGCAACGCTGACTTCAGCAGCCTGGCGTGCACGCAAGACCGGCGACGGTGCTTGGACTATGTACCGTATGGCCTAAACCTAATGGGGGCTTCGGCCCCCGTCTTTAAGGAAACATCATGCCTACAAACACCAAACCAGTTGGCGTTGCATACGAAGACCCACAGCTTGACGGCGCGATCATAGGTAAAACCGGCGGCACCGCTGGTTTTTACGGCACTACGCCAATTGTTCAAGCCGCCGCCATTACAGCCGTCACCAATACCGCTACTGGTACTGAACTGGCGACTGCAATTAACGCACTTCGCACTGCGCTGAAAAACATTGGCATTACTGCCTAAACCAACCAGGGGGCTAATCACCCCCTTCTTTTTATGGCCGTTATTTACATGTCTCATCCCGTCCACGGCGCAAAGGTTGCGACCATGGATCTTGAAGCGGAAGCCGATGAAAAAAATGGCTGGACGCGCTATACTCTTGACACGCCTGCTGTTGAAGAGGCGGCTCCTGTTGTAAACGAGCTGGAAGTAAAACGTAGACGTGGCCGTCCTACTGTTGAGGCGGTCGAACAAGGAGCGTAAACATGGCCACCTACACTGCTGGCGAACAGATAAATCGGGCGCTGCGATTGCTTGGCGTGTTGGCCGAAGGTGAGACGCCCGCTGCGTCGGTGTCGCAAGACGCTTTGATGGCGCTTGATCAAATGATCGACTCATGGAACACTGAGCGTCTATCTGTTTTTAGCACTCAAGATCAAATTTTTACTTGGCCTGCTGGTGAGATTAACCGCACCCTTGGCCCAACCGGTGACTTTGTTGGCTTGCGCCCCGTTTTGTTGGACGACGCCACCTACTACCGCGATCCAGGCACTAACGTGTCGTTTGGCATCAAATTTATCAATCAACAGCAGTACGATGGCATTGCCGTTAAGACGGTAACGTCCACGTATCCGCAAGTGTTGTTTATCAACATGACATATCCTGATGTTGATATGTACGTCTATCCTCGGCCCACACGGGACTTGGAATGGCACTTTATCAGCGTTGAAGAGCTAAACCGCCCCGCCAATTTGGCGACCAACATTTTGTTCCCGCCAGGGTATCTGCGTGCTTTCACGTACAACCTGGCCATGGAATTTGCGCCTGAGTTTGGCGTTGAACCAAGCCCCCAAGTGCAGCGCATTGCGATGACCAGCAAACGTGACTTGAAGCGCATCAACAATCCTGATGACATTATGTCCATGCCGTATGCCATCGTGGCTAACCGCCAGCGCTTCAACATCTACGCTGGTAATTATTGATGAAAACGCCGATCTTAGGCTCGGCGTATGTTGCCCGCAGTGTGAATGCTGCGGACAACCGCATGGTCAATTTGTTTCCAGAAGTCGTCCCAGAAGGCGGTAAAGAGCCCGCTTACTTGCAGCGCTGCCCAGGCTTGAGTTTGCTGACATCCATCGGCACCGGCCCTATTCGGGGCTTGTGGACGTTTGGCGGGTATGGGTACGTGGTCAGCGGCAGCAAACTGTACAAGATGGCCCCCAACTACACCACAACGCTGTTGGGTACGATTGCAAACACGGGGCCGGTCAGCATAGCTGACAACGGCATCCAGATGTTCATCGCGGCCAACGGGCCGGGCTACATCTACAACGCCAACACCAATGTGTTTGCGCAGATCACAGACCCCGATTACCCCGGAGCGTTGACCGTTGGTTTTATTGACGGGTATTTCACCTTCATTGAGCCCAACAGTCAAAAAGTATGGGTCACAAGCCTGTACGACGGTCAGTCTGTTGACCCGCTGGATTTTGCCAGCGCCGAAGGCGCGCCAGACAATTTGATCAGCATGATTGTGGATCACCGCGAAGTCTGGCTGTTCGGAACTAACTCGGTTGAGGTTTGGTACGACTCGGGCAACGCGGGATTCCCTTTGGAGCGCATTCAAGGCGCGTTTAACGAAATTGGTTGCGCAGCTACCTACTCGGTGGCCAAGCTCGACAACGGCGTGTTTTGGTTAGGCGCAGACGCTCGCGGCCAAGGCATTGTCTACCGGGCAAATGGCTACACAGGCACCCGTGTCAGCACCCACGCCATCGAATACGCTATTTCCCAGTACAGCACGATCAGCGACGCTATTGGATACACATACCAGCAAAATGGCCATGGATTTTACGTGTTGGTCTTTCCCACGGCCAACGCCACTTGGGTGTACGACGTGGCCACGCAAGCCTGGCATGAGCGTGCAGGCTGGGACAACGGCAACTTCATTCGTCATCGCGGCAACTGCCAGATGGCGTACAACAACAAAATCATCATTGGCGACTATGAGAATGGCAACATCTACGCTTTTGACTTGAATGTTTACAGCGACAACGGCGACACTCAAAAGTGGCTGCGGTCATGGCGGGCATTGCCAACCGGCACAAACAATCTTAAACGCACGGCCCACCACAGTCTGCAACTTGATTGCGAGTCAGGCGTTGGTTTGGTTGGTACAAGCCTGCCGATCAACGCCATTCTTTACATAGTCACCGAAAACGATAAGTTTTTGATGACTGAAAACGACGATAACTTAGTTGCTGATGTTGTAGAAGGCATTGCTACCGATCCTCAAGTCATGTTGCGTTGGTCTGATGACGGCGGTCACACTTGGTCAAATGAACACTGGGCGTTCATGGGCCGAATCGGCGAATACTATCGCCGGGTGTTTTGGCGTCGTCTGGGCATGACGCTCAAGCTGCGTGACCGGGTCTATGAAATTTCGGGTACAGAACCCGTAAAAGTCATTATTATGGGCGCTGAGTTGATTATGAGCCCGACCAATGCCTAACAATGGCAACCACAACCCCCAACACTAGCCAGATACCAGCGCCTCGGGTGCCGCTTATTGACGAGCGCACGGGCTTGGTGTCGCAACAATGGTTTCGGTGGTTCAACAATATCTACGCGCTAACCGGGTCTGGACTTGGCATCACGCCAGTTGCCAACGGCGGCACAGGCACAGGCAACATACCGACCAATGGTCAACTGTTGATTGGTAATGGCACTGGATATTCACTCAGCACATTAACCGCCGGCGGCGGGGTTACGATTACCAATACGGCTGGGCACATTGAAATCACCAGCTCCGGGTTATCTAGTTTTTCAGCCGGGACTACCGGCTTTACTCCGTCCACACCGACCACGGGCGCGATAACTTTGGCCGGGACGCTGATTGCGGCCAATGGCGGCACGGGCTACGCCAGCTATGCAGTGGGCGACTTGTTGTACGCCAACACCACGACCACTTTGGCCAAGCTGGCCGACGTGGCTACCGGCAACGCTTTGATCTCTGGCGGCGTGTCAACCGCGCCGTCTTGGGGCAAAATTGGCCTGACCACGCATGTCAGTGGCACGCTGTCTATCGCCAATGGCGGCACCAATGCAACCGCTACGCCCACCGCTGGCGCCGTAGCTTACGGTTCGGGCACGGCCTACGCTTTTACGGCTGCGGGCACATCTGGCCAGGTTTTGACCAGCGCAGGCGCAGGCGTCCCGACATGGGCCACGCCAACTACTGGCACGGTAACCTCGGTGGGTTTGTCATTACCGGCCCAGTTCACCGTCACCAACTCGCCAGTCACCAGCTCGGGCACGTTGACGGCCACTTGGGCGACTCAAACAGCCAACTATGTGCTTGCCGGTCCGACAACTGGCGCGGCGGCAACGCCCACCTTTAGGGCATTAGTCGCTGGCGACATCCCCTCACTGAGCTATGTCACCTCGGTCACCGGCACCGCGCCTGTAGTGTCATCTGGCGGTTTAACCCCAGCCATTTCAATGGCAGCGGCCAACGGCACGACCAATGGCTATTTGACTTCAACCGATTGGACAACCTTCAACAACAAAGGTTCTGGCTCGGTCACCAGCGTTGCCCAGTCATTTACCGGCGGTTTGATCTCGGTTGGCGGCTCGCCCATCACAACCAGCGGAACCTTGGCGTTGACGGTGGCGGGAACTAGCGGCGGCATTCCTTACTTTTCCAGCGGCACAGCTTGGGCATCATCTGCGGCTTTGACCCAGTATGGCGTTGTTTATGGCGGTGGAGCTGGCGCAGCCCCCGTGGCCACCGCCGCAGGCACCACAGGACAGATCTTAACGGCCACCACAAGCGGCGCTCCCACTTGGGCAGCCCCTGCCTACACCGGCACGGTTACAAGCGTGTCTGTGGTGTCTGCGAATGGCTTTGCGGGCACGGTAGCGACCGCTACCACCACGCCTGCCATCACCATATCGACTTCAATCACCGGCCTGCTTAAAGGCAATGGCACGGCCATCTCAGCGGCCACGTCTGGGACCGACTACGCCCCGGCGACCAGCGGCACGTCCATTCTGTACGGCAATGGCTCGGGCGGGTTCAGCAACGTGACTGTTGGGTCTGGCCTGTCCTTTTCAGCCGGTACGTTGGCGTCCACGGCCAGCACCGCATCCGCGCCCATCACCAAAACCGCCGATTTCACAGTTGGCGCGGGTGAAACTTGGTTTATCAACAACAAGTCGGGATCAACTTGTACGGTGACCTTGCCAACAGCGTCAACCAATACCGGTCGGGAACTGACCTTTAAGAATTATCAGGCGCAGACTTTGGTGTCAGCGTCGAGCAATGTGGTGGCTTTGGCAGGCGGCGCAGCCGCTACGGCCATCCTTGCCGCGTCTACTGGAGATTGGGCCACACTTGTGTCAGACGGCACCAATTGGATTATCATGCAGGCTGCGGCCAACAACTGCCTGTTATTGGAGTGAGGCATATGATGTTCAAAGATAACTTTAACGTGACTTGCAAGTGTTTGCAGGTTCTTTTGGTACTGGAGATTTGATATGGATTTTAGAACAGCGGTAGAAAATCTAAAAACAACCATTGCTTCAGGAAAAGAAACTGCATTTCAAAAAGCGCTTGGCGTAAACAAAAACGCCGCGCCTTTGCCTGAAGGTTTTGTTGTTGGTGAATCCGGCCAAAGTAACGTTATTGGTTTGCCGTATGGAATGCAACTGACGCCAGAACTACGCCAACAGTTAAAGGCGTATGAAGACGCTGGATATACGCTTCAATACAGAGAACAACCCGCTGCCGCCAGTAACGGATGGGCAAGTGATTTTATAAACAACCCGTTAGGCACCGTATCCAATACGGTAAGCAATTTTGTCGCCAGCCCATCGCAATCAGTTGGCCAGTTTTGGAACACTGGCGGGCGAGATGCGGCGATTCTTGCTGGAACCATTTACGGTGCTAATGCGCTTGCTGCTGGCGGTGCTGGAGCGGGTACAGCGGCGGGGGCCGCGCAAGCTCAAGCGGCCATAGACGCTGCCGGCGTTACAGGTGCTGCTGGCACTGGCGCAGGAGCCGCCGGTGCGGGTGCTGCTGCGGCAGGCGCGGCTCAAGCGCAGGCAGCTATAGACGCTGCTGGGGCAACTGGTGCGGCCAATGTTGGGACCGATCTTGCTGGAGCTGGTACGGCTGCGGGCGCAGCACAAGCGCAAGCCGGTATTGACGCAGCTACTGCTGCTGGTGCAGGCGCTACCCTTCCCGCTGCTGGCGCCGCCGCCGCTACACCTAGCTGGATGATGCCCGCAGCGATAGTCGGCAGTTCTTTGATCGGCGCTAACGCGGCCCAGCAAGCGGCCAAAACGCAAGCAGACGCTGCGGCTCAAGCCAATCAGTTGCTTGCCCAACAGTACGCAACGCAACGCGCTGACTTGGCGCCGTTCACTGCCGCAGGCGTAGGCGCTCAAAACCAACTGCTGACCTACCTTGGCTTGCCAGGCGGCACCGCAGGCGCAGATTACGGCAAGTACACCAAGGACTTTACCAGCGCGGACTTCTTGGCCGGTCAAGACCCTGGCTACGCTTTTAGATTGTCTGAAGGTCAAAAGGCGTTGGAGCGTTCCGCAGCCGCTCGCGGCGGTTTGCTGTCTGGCGGCACGGGCAAAGCGCTGACAAGCTACGGCCAGCAAATGGGCAGTCAGGAATACCAAAACGCCTACAACCGTTACCAGACCAACCGTGCCAACCAGTTGGCTCCATTGTTTAGTTTGACAGGTTCTGGTCAAGCGGCTGCGGCCAATCAAGCGGCTGCTGCGGGAACTTATGGCGCAGGCGCGGCGAATAACCTCACGTCAGCAGGCGCGGCTAACGCGGCTGGCACGGTGGGGACTGCTAACGCTTTGACGAGCGGCGTAAATAATTATTTGAATTATTCTGGTCAACAAGACTTGTTAGCCGCGTATAACGCGCGCACTGCGGCGGCTAAGTCTGCCTACTCATAAGGAACGAACATGGCACTTGATCCTTCTATCGCACTGGGCGTTCGGCCTCTTGAAATCCCCAACCAACTGGCGCAGTACGGCCAGATGGCGCAGCTTGAAAGCGCGCAGAATCAAAACCAAGTTGCGCAGATGCAGATTGCGCAGATGCGCCGCGATGAAGCAACGCTTCGACAAATTCAAGCCAAGGCCGTGGAGCATGGTGGCCCAGCTGATTTAAATCAAATTGCCGATGCTTACCTCAAATCAGGCAATCCCAAGTTTGTTGAGTTTGGTATTGGTCTGCGTCAGAAATTAGACGAGCGCGATCAAGTTGCAAAGATTATGGGTATGGGCCAGCCCCCCGCTGCGGCTCCCGCCGCCGCACCGGTTGCCAACGCGCTGACCGCGCCCATGCAAGCTGGCGCGCTGGGTTCGGGCACGTTTGGTATGGCCCCTGAGCCTGTTGCCAATCGACTTGCGGCCCCTGCCGCTGCGCCTATGGCCGCGCCTGCCGCCGCGCCTGGCGGGTTAAATTTAGAAACTTTGCTTGCCCAACGCAAAGCATTTATAGCTATGAATAAGCCTGAGATGGCCCGCGCTTTGGATGCGGAAATTGCGTTGGCATCTAAAGAACCTGTGTACCACAATGTCACCGGCGTGGGCTTAGTCAATCCTCGCGACAAATCAGTTGTCGTGCCATCGGTTGAATCTACTGATCCCGAAATTAAGCGTTACGAATACGCCAAAGCTCAAGGGTATAGAGGCTCGTTGTTTGACTTCAAACGCGAAATGGCAACGGCGGGCCGCACACCTGTTCAACCTTCACCGCCGGTTGCGGTGGTTGATGAAAGCGGAAAGGTCAAATACGTGTCTCGCGAGCAAGCCATGGGCATGACACCCGCAACTGCAATAGAAGGTCTGTCGCCAAAAGACATTCAAAAACGCGAAGCAGTGCTGCCACAAGCGCGGCAATCGGTTAAGACTATTAACAACACCATGTCGGTTATTGGTGAGACTGTTGATCGCATACTTGCCAATCCCGAAGGGCTTGATGGCATAACTGGCGTGGTATATGGCCGCACACCAGCGCTGACTGACGCCGCGCGCAAAGCAAACGCCGATCTTGAGCAGCTGAAAAACTTGGCGTTTGTGCAAGGTCTTACTGAACTTCGCGCGGCATCTAAAACTGGCGCTGGCGTGGGTAACGTGTCCAACCGCGAAGGCGACAGGTTTGAGAACTTAAAAGCCTCTTTGGATCGGACTCAATCAAAGACCGATCTAGAGGACGCGCTGCGCAGATTAAAAGGCCAAGCCGGCTTTACATCACAGTCCATGCAAGAAGCGTTTGACGAAACGTATAAGTACAAGCAGACTGCGCCAAGTACCCAAACGCCTGCCGCAACGCCGAGCATTGATGCCCTTCTTGAAAAATATAAATCGAGATAACTATGGCCACACTCGAAGAACTCAGCGCGGCGTTGGTCAAAGCGGACGCTGCAGGCAATGCCGCAGACGCCCAAGCATTTGCTGATGCCATTCGACAAATGCGTGGTGGCATTCCCGCGCCGCGCAAAACGGGCACTGCTGCCGATCTGATTCCAGGCAACACTTATGATGTGCCTGTTTCAACCGCAGCACCAGAACGTGGGCCTGCGTCCCTCAGAGAAAAGGTGTTTGCACCTGTGGAAACAGCCGTGGGGCTTACCACTGGTGCAATCACAGCGCCCATCGTTGCGGGGGCCGAAGTACTTGGCGCGCTGACCAGCGGCAAATACGGCACAAAAGAAGGCGTTCGCATTGGCGAAGCCCAAGCCCGCCAAGTTCAGCAATTCTTTCAACCCGCACTTAGCCCAACGGCACAGGCGCAAACTGAAGCAATCGGCAACGCTTTGGCCAGCACTGGTTTGCAAGGCGTTCCACTCAATGTGCTGGGTGACTTGTCCCGGGGGATTAGCGCGGGCGCCCGCGCTGCTGCGCCCATGGTCAAAGCACCAATAGAGGCACGCCAACAACGCATCCAAACTGAACGTGTGCGTGAGAGCGAAATGAACGCCCCGCGCATTGACGCAGCCAAAGATGCGTTTGACATGGGTTTGTCGTTAAACCCGTCGCTGTCCAATCCCAGCGCTGCCAATCGTATGCGTGCTGCTGCGGTGGGGTCAACGGCGCTGGACAGCAATTTATCCAAGCTCAATCTACCTAAGATTGCCGCGCGGGCTAGAGAAGACATGGGCTTGCCAGAAACCATGAAACTCGATGCAAAAGCGTTTGATACAGCGTTGGAAGCGCCGACAATCAGTGTGCCGTACGACAAGGTCAGAGCAATTCCTCGCGTAACCGCCAACGCTGCGGTATTGGACGATCTTGACAACTTGCGTGTCGCGCCCACCATTGGCGACATGGGCCAAGCTAATGCCGTCAATACATTCTTGGACGCAGCTAAACAGCAACTCCAAGCTGGCGCGGATGGCAAAATCATTGTGGACAGCATTCGCCAGCGTCGCCGAGATGCGCAAGCAATCTACAACCAACAATCAGCCGGTATCAACCCGCCGTCACCCGAAGCAATAGCCCGCGCGGACGCAAGCATGGGCATAGCAAATGCGTTGGAGAAAGCGGTTGAGAACAGCATTACCGACCCTCGACTGTTGACTGAATTTCAAAACGCGCGTTCATTGGCCGCACGAATCTATGATTACCGCCGCGCCACCAACTTGGCCACCGGCGTGGTTGACCCGCAAGCGCTGGCAAAAATGGCCGCTGAAGGCAAACCTTTGTCGGGAAATGCCGCAAAGATTGCAAACGCTGCGGCCAACTTTCCCGAAAATTTGCAAGGCGGCGTAGTTCGCGAGCCAACATTTAGAGAAAAACTTACCCGGTCCAGCGCGGGCGGTACTGCGGGCGCGCTTATCGGTTCTATAGGTGGTTTGCCTGGTGCAATTATTGGCGGTGGGGTAGGCGCGGCGGCGGGCAATATTGGGGCTGGAATGGCCGCACGTAGCATGGCCAAGCCAGGGTTTCAAAAGTCTACGGCGATGCCGCCAGACTATCGGCCCATTCCGTCAGGGCTGACGCCTGCTGAAATCAACTACGGCCCCAACCAAGTTGTGCCGTTTAACCCTGCGCAAGCGGTTGTATCGCCGGGACAGGTACCTTATCAGCCAAACTTTACCATGCAAGGCCAAGGTCAAGCTCCAGGCCGTGTGGTGTATGACCCGGTAACCAAAACTTTTCGCGGTGAACTTAGCCCCGCGCCATTTATGCCGTCTGACACGCCGCGTAACATGTTGGGTTATTCTCCCGAAGTACCTGTGCAAGGTCAGCCCGGCGCGTTTGACATTATGCGCGCGCGCGAACGCGAGTTGTCCATGCGCACAGGTCGGCAGGCCGAAGCGCAACAGGCGGCGGCTGAAGCTGCTGTTCCTCGCAAACCCGCTACCGGTGAAGTCATCCTTGACTTCGACCCCATCACCGGGCGCTACCGCGAAGCCAGCCAAGGCATCAAAGGCGCAACGCCTGAGACATTCCAAAAGCTGTCGGCGTTGGATGACGCAGCCAAAAAAGTTACTGAAGGCAAACTGTTCGATTTGACCGCAACCGAAAAGATTGCATGGGACAAAGCCCGCGTTGATCTGGCCGAAGTGGCCCCAGGGTTTAAGTCACTTACCGACAAGGCCATCGCCCAGAAGATGATGGATCGTGCATGGGTAACAGATACATTGGCCAAAGCGCGTGACAAAGTGCAAGTGCTGGACAAGGCCGTCCAGCAAATTGCTAACCCACAAGTCAAACAAGACGCCATTGTAAAACGCGACCAGATCGCAAACGTGGTCAATACGCTGGAAGAGCGGTTGCAAGCGCCGCCCAAGCCCGCGCCCACTTTCCAACCCAAAACAGTAGACAAATCAAACTATGTGCCGCCAACAGAGGCGCAACGCAAAGTGTTGGCCAAGATTCAAGATCAAGGCATGGGAAAGTTGGATTTGAATGATGCTAAAACGTACTTGACCGAAGGATTGTCAATTTACGCTGGTGAGCTGCCGCCAAAAACTAACGTCCTTGCAATTGAGCGCAATATGTCCAATATGCGCAAACTAACTACGCCCGCAGAAATAGACGCCGCGCACAAGAATGGTTCTTATCTGTTTGGTGTGGACGAGGCCATACCGTTGCCGACCAACAAACTTGCGCCAAAAAGCAAAAACAAGTTGAAAAAATGATGGACTACCAAGTACTCTTCAACATCGCCGTGGCCACCGCCGGGTTCTTCGGCGGGTGGACGCTCAACCGCATCTACATCGCCATCGACCGGCTGGACGGCGACGTGCGCAACATGCCGCATAACTACATAAGCAAAGACGACTACAAAGCCGACATCCGCGACATCCGCGACATGTTGGGCAAGATTTTCGACAAGCTCGACAACAAGGCTGACAAGTGAGGTGGACCCGCTAACTCTGCTGGCGTTAGCAAATTCATGCGTGGCGGCAATTCGCAAAGGGTGCGACCTTTACAAAGAAGTTAAGGGGACCGTCGCCGAGGCTAAAAAGACGGCCAAAGAAGTCCAAGCAATAGCAGAAGAAGTCGGAGGTTTTTTTGGATTCTTCAAACGAAAGAAACCCGCCGCCGCAACTGCGCCCAAGCCGAAAAAGGATGACGCCCCAGTTTGGGATGAACATGCGGTTGTGGCTGACCTGGCGTCGAATCTTGGCCAGTTCTTCAAGGTTCAGCAGCAGCTTGCAGACCACATTCGTGAAGAAGAAGAAAAGTCTAAAACTGTTTATGACCCAAGTCAAAATATCATGGAGGCGGCGCTAAACCGGGAGCTGGCCAAAACACAGTTTGAAAAGCTGGCGAAAGAAATTCGTGAGATCATGGTGTATCAAAGCCCGCCAGAACTGGGCAACTTATACACACGGGTCAATAAAATGCGGATGCAGATTATTGAGGAACAAGAGCAAGCGCGGCTGGCGCAAGAAGCGCGTGAACGGGAAGTTGCATGGCAACGCAGAAGGGTAATAAGCGCGATACAGGACAAAGCTATTTACGCCGTAGTCTGTATAGCGTTTCTGCTTTATCTGACCCTGTTCTTCAGCCTACTGATATTGGATCGGAAGGTAAGATGGGGTTTTTAATCGCGCTGATTGCCATGGTCTTGGTGTTTCTGTTGATGCTTCCCTTAATTGGCAGCATCTACTACGACACGTTGGCCACGCAAAAAGAAAGCAAAGCCCAGATCGAGCGCATGGAGCGCTTGCGTAAACAACTTGAAGACGAAAGGAAGAAAAATGCTAACCCTGTTCTCGAGCCTCATCAGTTTCCTGATGGGGGGACTCCCAAAAATCCTTGAGCTTTTCCAAGACCACGCCGACAAGAAGCATGAGCTTGCCCTTGCCGCCATGCAAACCGAGCGGGAACTGACCCTCAAAAAGGCTGGCCTAGAAGCGCAAGAGCGCATAGAACACATCCAGACCGAGCAGATTCAGATCAACGCAGATGTGACCAACGCCCAGACGGCCATGCAGGAGCGCCAGGCGCTCTATGCGCACGACATAGCCTTGGGTCAAGGGGCCAGCACTTGGGTCATCAACATGAGAGCGGCTACCCGTAGCGTCATCACTTACGGCATGTTCCTAATGTTCATGTTTGTTGAGGTGTTTGGCTTCTACTACGCATGGCACACGGGCGTGGATTTTGTCGTGGCGCTGGACCAGCTTTGGGACGATGAAACCCAGATCATCTGGTCGTGCATCGTATCGTTTTGGTTTGGTGGCCAAGCATTTAAAAAATGAACGTCAGTCAACAGGCCATCAAGGTCATTTGCCACCACGAAGGCATCAGGTACAAACCGTACCGATGCCCAGCGCGGCTTTGGACTGTCGGCGTGGGCCACGTTTTGTACCCCGAACAGGGCAAGCTACCCATAGACCAGCGTGATGGGTTCGCCTTGCGCCCGCAAGACAACCGGGCTTTTTCAAAGGATGAAGTAGATGCAATCCTTAAATTCGACTTGCAGCGCTTTGAACGCGGCGTGCTTTCTTTTTGCCCTGTCGTTCTTTCACAAGGCATGTTTGACGGCCTTGTTAGTTTTAGTTTCAACGTCGGTTTGGGAACACTCCAGCGTTCAACGCTTCGTCAAAAGCTGCTTCGCGGCGATAAAGCGGGCGCTGGTGAGGAATTCTTAAAATACTGTATGGCAGGGGGCAAAGTCTTGCCGGGTCTTGTCAAACGCCGGCAAGATGAACGGGCGCTATTCCTCAGTCCATAGCAGAATCTGAACGAATAGCCACCCAGCCATGATCGTGATGGCCGCGCCCAGACACAGGATTAGGAATAGCCCGATCATGTGTTCTTCTCCATCTCGTTGATAAGTTCGCCGCACAACGCTCGTGCTTCATCGTTACCGCCATGGACTCTTATGACTACAGCGTCGCCTTCAACACGAACGCCACGCATCAGCCCTACCCATGTGCGCTGTGGTGGGGGCAAAGATTTTGCTTGTTCAACCAAATCTTTTGCCGCCTCTTGCATCTGAAACAAACAGCGTTTTAGAGTTTCAATTTGTTGCTCTTGCTCTGGCTGTGCCAATCGTTCTTTAAGTGCGGTGATGGCTTTATCTGACTTGATGCCAATATCTGCGTGTGCCTCCAGCGCCTCAAGCGCCAGCTTAAATAATTTTTCGTGTGTCATTTGCGCCCCTGTGCCAAGATTGTGCAAATGGCCAAGTTGGTGTCTTGGTACAAGGCGCAAGTGGTCACCATAGGATCAGCGCCGTTGGTGACGGCCCTGTCCCACTTGTCGAGCTTGTTGTAACCCGTCAGGGTTGCGCACACGATTAGCACCATCAACAGCAACGTAACCATGCCACCAATAAATTTCTGATCACTGTCCATTTTTCTTCTCCAGTTCTTTCCACGCCTCTTCTTCGGCATCGTCAATTTGTTTCTTGCGCCAGCCAGAGCGCTTCTGGCAAGCCTGTTTGCATTCGTGCAAACACAGCGCCTCTTGTGGGTAAGTGCAGTCCTGTGGGTCTTTCATTTCAGTAACTCCCGGTATGCGTTGATGGCATCTTTCAAATCGTTTTGCAAGTGCTGGATGCGGTCGTCTTGCTCTTGCATCTTGGCGTAGGCTTCAGCAGCAAACTTGGCCAGGTTCTCTTGGCTCCATGTGTCAAATGCGGGCATCGCGTTGCTCCTTAAGGCTTTGCGAGAGCTGCTGGCGCAGCCACTTGATGCCGCCCAAGCGCTTCCACTCGACGTAATGGGCCGGGATCAACCGGGCGCTGACGGTCTTGGTCACGTCGGTTATTTCACTTTTTGGTCTGGGCATGGCTTACCTCACCCGGCGCAAGGGCTCAATCACCTTCTCAGGCGGGGGCGGGGGCAGGCTCGCGCTGGGTGCTACCCAGCCTTGCTTGCGCCAAGTCGCCTGCACGTCAGCGCCTGTCGTCCACTTGTAACGTGGGTGGTCTACATTTATCCATGGTCGGGTGACCTTGGTGCCGGGGGGTGGTGTCCAATCGCTCATGGTCGTCTTGCCTCCTGTAAGATTTCAATCCGCTCGCGGGATGCCCGCAAGGCCGTGTAACGCTGGTGCAGTCGCTCCAGCACAGACACTCGTTTGGCTGACCGTCGTTCGGCCAGCAGCATCTCAAGCACCTTGGCTTCATCCAAAGTCTTGAGTTCAGCGTTCAGTTTTCGCCAAGTGATTTCCAATTTTTTCCTCCAGTTTAGCTATCAAGTCAAGTGTGTGCTGTAACGTCCGCTCGGCAGCGTTAAAGTCCTTGCGGTGAATTTTCAGTATGGATCGCGCCGCTTTGAGTTGCGCTTTCCTTAAGGCTTCTAGTCGTTTCATTTCAGTTCTTCCATGGCAATATCCGACACCGCCCGCTTGTCATGCAAGGCGACAAAAATTTTCTCGTCAACCGTTTTGTTGGTCAGCATCACGTAGCACCACACAGCGTGCGCTTGCCCCGAGCGGTGCAAACGACCAATTGTTTGTTCGTATAACTCCAGACTCCACGGCAATGACAGAAACACCATGTGACACCCGCCGTTCTGTAGGTTGAGCCCGTGACCGGCTGATTTTGGATGGACGGCCAGTAGCCTGACTTGTCCAGCATTCCATCGCTCGATGGCTCGGTCGTCATCAAGAGTCGTGGGGTTGAAGCGGCGCTTGAGCTCGGCGAGCTCTTCTTGGTACTGGTAAACAATGATGGTATTTGCGTGCTGGTTCTCATCAAGCAATTCCTCCAAGCGGTCAAATTTGTGTGGGCTAAACCACACCGGCGTCTGTGTGACAATGAATCTACCGGGTGTTTCGGAGGCTTGCTTTCGCGTGTCGTACACAAACCCGCTGGCCATTTGTTGCAGCTTGCCGGTCACGACACCCCCGTTGGCCGCAATGGCCTTGGCGTCGGGGAACTCCACCACGAAGTCGGCCTTCATCTTTTCATACGGCTTGCGGTCGCTCAGGTCGCAGCGCACCTCGACCACATTGAGCGGGGGCAGCTTGTCCTTGTATTCGCCTGGCTCCAATACAAACGTCGCCGGCTTGATCTTGTCCATGACCTTGGCCAGCGAGCCAACCCGTGGCGCCCACTCGCCAAACTCCTTGTTGATCAGCACGAAGTACTGCTGCATGAACGCGCCTTTGGAGCGGCCCAGCAGACTCAGGTCAATGATCTTGCACTGGCCGAACACGTCCTCCAAGCCGTTGCTGGTAAACGACCCGGTCAAGCCCCAGCGAATGCGCACGTCTTTGATGATCTTGTCAAACGCTTTGAAGCGTGCGCCTGATGGGTTCTTCAGTTTGGTGAGCTCATCAAACACCAATCCGTCTACAAGCAAGTTATCGCCTGTTACACCACACACATCGGCCAACCACTGCAAGTTGTCGTAGTTGATGACGATGACGTTGGCATCGCTGTTGAACGCATCGTTGCGCTGCTTGGGTGTGCCCACCGCAATGGCCAGCTTCAAGTGCTTGCTCCACTTGGCGGCTTCGATGGGCCACACGTCGGTACAGACGCGCTTGGGCGCAACCACCAACCAGCGCTTGACGTGGCCGTCTTTGATCATGGCGTCCATGGCCGTCAGCGTGATCGCTGTCTTGCCAGCACCCACCGGGGCCAGCACCATGGCGCGGTCGTGCTCAAACAAGAAGTCAGCGGCTTCTTCTTGGTAGGGTCTAAGCGATAGCGTCATTACACTTCCCTACAACTGTGTAATACGTCTTAGGCGCTTTGGGGTATTCGTTTACCAAGGGATACGCCAGTTTAGAAAGCATGTGCTTGCGTTGGCGTTTGTTGCCGTTGAAATAAAAATAACGGTGTTTAGGCGATGGCTTGACCGTAATGATGTTGTTTTCTTTGGCCCACACCGTCGGATTGGTAACGCCAAACTGATCGCGCAACGTCATAGGGTGCAACGCCTTTCCATCGACCATGTATAACTTATCGTGCGATGTTGTTGCGCCCGTGTACAACCAATTAGACGCTTGGTAAACAATGCCGACATGCCCTAACGCGCTGTCTGCGTAACTGATCACAGCAGACGGTTGTTCATTCAACAACTTTAGCGAGTCGGCTATGAGCATAGACGCGCAATTTTTGTTGCCGCCATCTATGACCAAACGCGTAAGTTCATACAATCTAAAATCACGATTTGCAAACGCGTGTTTTTGTATAGGCGCAGAAGGCTGACCGTAGCAAACAACGCCCATCAATTTGTCGTCTTCGTACAAGCCAAACGCTTCCCAAAATACACCAAGTGTTTTTCTGTAATGCATTGCTTCTATTACTGCTTTGGCTGTTTGTTTGTCAATTCGTTTTGTTTTGTAATCCATTCGTTCACCTGCTCCTTAGTCCATAAACACGCATAGCGCTGATTCAGCAACGCCATATCCGACATAAAAATTTTCTGCAACTCACTCAGCCTGCCACCCTTGGTCTTCAACTCCACAAACCATGTAGTGCCATCAGGCAAACAAGCGATCCTGTCAGCCACGCCTTTGCGCCCCGGTGACGTGAACTTCCACGTCTTGCCACCCATGCGCTCCACAGTCCAACAGAAGTATTTTTCGATTTCTTTTTCAAGCATGTCAAAAAGTTTAGCACACTTTTATTTTTTATGCTATAGTCAAGGCTCATCAACTAAAGGAGAGTCCACATGGAACTGAAAATCACCACCAAAGAAGCAGAGCAAATTCTGTTGGAATGGGCGCAAGCCAAATTCCCAGACGCCTTCAACACAGTAGAGATCAGAACCTACAGCTACAACGGCGAAATCAAATTCACTAAAGAGGAAACACAAGATGCAACGCAAAACTAAAGACAACAGCACTGGTAAAAACAAAGATTTTTACAGCCTTGGAAAACAAATGTTTGACCGGATACAGCCGCCCAAGCCCCCTATTCAAGCAGACATTGATCTGCTGTATAGCGCCAACAGCGCTGACGTTGAAGCATTGGAAGACGCTAAGATGACATTGAATGTCATCAAAGAAGTAGAGCCTGGTACTTTTGACAAGATTATTGACGATTCATTGGCGCTGATTGAAAAAGCATTGGGCATGAGTTACGGCGATGCAATGGAAAGAGTTGCTAAAAGAGCGGGGGGTAAAGTATGAAACACAGTAACATCGTCGGCGGCTCGACCGCCAAGCGCGTCATCAACTGCCCAGGCTCAGTGGCCTTGGTGCAAAAGATGCCGCCCCAGCCCAGCAACAAATACGCCGATGAGGGCACGCTGTTGCACAACGTCATCGCCGACATCGTGATGAGCGACAACCCGCCCGAGCATTACTTGGGCACCAAGTACCAAGACCAAGTGCTGACGCAAGAGCTGATTGACAACAAGCTGAAAGTTGCAATGGCCGCGCTCGATGAGATCGACCCGACCAAGGAGATGGAAATTGAAGCTGAAACACGTGTTGGCTTTGGTGATCTACTTCCCGGCGTATTTGGCAGTACTGACCTTATTGGCCGGGTGGGCAATCGCGCTGTTGTACTTGACTGGAAATTCGGTGACGGTGTTATGGTTGACGTGGTGGAAAATCCGCAGTTGATGTTCTACGCCGCTGCATCCATGCGCACTGAGGCCGCCAAGTGGGCGTTTGATGGCGTCGATGAGATCGAGTGCGTGATCGTGCAGCCGCCCCAAGTCAAGCGCTGGGTGACCACGCCAAAGCGCATTGCTGAGTTTGAGTTGCAGTTGGTGCAGGCCGTCAAGCTGGCGCAGCAGCCCGACGCTGAACTCAAGATCGGCGACCACTGCCGCTGGTGCGCAGCCAAGCCCATCTGCCCACAGATGACCGGCGCTGTTGACCGGGCTTTGAAGACGTCTATTGAGAGCCTGGACGCGCCCCAGATCAGCGCGTATCTGAAGAACGCCGACATGCTGGAGCAGTGGATTTCGGATCTGCGCGCGTTGGCCCTTCAGATGCTGGACAGCGGTGCTAAACTGCCTGATTACAAGTTGGTGGCCAAGCGTGCCATCAGACAGTGGACTGATGAAGACAAGGCCAAAGTCGCCCTGTTTGCGTTTGGTCTCACAGAATCTGAGGTGATGGAGACTTCTATCATTTCACCGGCCAAGGCTGAGAAGGCGCTCAAAAAGCGCAAGCAAGCCCTGCCCGATGATCTGGTCGTCGCCGTCTCTTCGGGTACCACCATCGCGTCTGAGAGTGATCCCAGGCCGGCGGTGGTTCAAATCGGGAAGCAGTTGACTGCTGCCCTTTCTAAACTTCAATAAGGAACAGAAATGTCCAATTTAGTAGCGTTCTCTCAGGCGGGCTTGCCCGCAGTCTCCACCCTCTCAACCGCTTTGCGCGCGATCCAAGCAGACGTGGGCCCAGCCGGCACAGTCATCCTGAAAATGGACAAGACTGGCCACTGGGTCTTCGGTGCCGATCAGACCGAAGTGGAAGACGACTCCACCTGGGCCATCAATCCTTTCAGCTTTGTCCACGGCTTCATCGCATGGGGCGATGGTGAAGTGCTGGCCGAGAAGATGGCGTCGGTGTCTCAACCGTTGCCCGAGCTTGATGAAGCGCCCCCCGGCGCTAAAAAAGGTTGGGAGACACAAGTGGGCATGAGCCTCAAGTGTGTCAGCGGCGACGACAAGGGCATGGAAGCGCGGTACACCACCACGTCAGTGGGCGGCAAACGCGCTGTGCAGACCTTGGCTGTGCTATTGGCTGAACAGGTCGAAAAGGACCAAGCCAAGCCAGTGGCGATTGTGCGCCTCAAAAAGGATCACTACGCCCACAAGAGCTACGGCAAAATCTTCACCCCGGTGTTTGAGGTTGTCGAATGGGTCAGTATGGACGGTGAGCCCGAAGTTGCCGTTGAAGCGACTGCCCCCGCTGGCCGTCGTCGTCGGTCTGCCTGATGACTCTTTGGGTTGACTTTGAAACCCGTAGCGCCTGCGACCTAAAAGTCGCAGGCGTTTACAACTACGCTCAAGACCCATCGACCGACGTGCTGTGCATGTCGTGGGCTTTTGATGATGAGGACGTTCAGACGTGGGTGCCCACGCAGCCCTTCCCCGAACAAATCAAAGATTACAAAGGCGTAATCTACGCCCACAACGCCGCGTTTGAGCGCCTAATTTTCTGGTACGTGTTGCAGATCAACTTTGATCTGGAGCAGTTCTACTGCACCGCCACCCAGGCCCGCGCCAACTGTGCGCCGGGTTCGCTTGAAGACGTGGGGCGCTTTGCCGGCGCGTCCATGAAGAAAGACCATCGCGGCTCGCAGTTGATTCGCCTGCTATGCATCCCGCCATTCCGCGACGACCCGGCCCTGATGGCCGAGATGATCGCCTACTGCGAACAAGACGTGCGGGCCATGCGCTCGATCAGCAAGGCGCTGCGGCCGCTGTCAGAGGACGAACTGCTCGACTACCACATCAACGAACGCATCAACGACCGGGGCGTCTTGGTCGATGTGCCCTTGTGCAAAGCGGCTATCAAGTACGCCAGCGATGAGTTGGTCGAAATCGAGCAGATCGTGGCCGAGGTCACCGAGGGCGCGATCACTAGCGTGCGCTCCCCCAAAATGCGCCAGTGGGTCATCGAGCGTGTGGGGCCGCAAGCCCTCAAGCTCATGGAAACCTACAAAGACGGCGAGATGAAGTACAGCATTGACAAGACTGTCAGGGCCAATTTATTAAACTGTGAGGATGTCCCACCCCATGTTCAAGAAGTCATCCAGTGCGCCGACGACCTATGGGCGTCGTCAGTCGCGAAATTCAGCAGACTCGCGCAGCTTGCCGATGTGGAAGATCAGAGAGTACGAGGCGCGTTTGTCTTTGCTGGAGGCTCGGCTACAGGCCGTGCTTCTAGCTACGGCGCCCAAGTTCACAATTTCACCCGTAAAACCGCTGAAGAACCCGCAGCCGTACGCAACGCTATGGTCAGAGGGCACGCCATCGTCCCAAGATATGGCAAGCGGGTCACCGACGTCCTCAAAGGAATGCTCAGACCCGCGCTTGTGCCTGCGCCGGGTAAGCATTTGGTCGTGGCTGACTGGGCGGCGATAGAGGCCCGCGCCAACCCGTGGCTCTCAGGCCGTGGGGACGATAAGCTGGCCATCTTTGCCAAGGGCGAGGACGTGTACAAGGTCAACGCTGCTGCCACCTTCGGCGTGGCCGTGGCCGATGTCACCAAGGATCAGCGCCAGATCGGCAAGGTGCAAGAGCTCGCCTGCGGCTTTGCCGGTGGCGTGGGTGCTTTCGCAGCCATGGGCCGCGCCTATGGCGTGCAGCTCACCGAGTTTGAGGCCAAGCGAATGGTTGATGGCTGGCGTCGTGCTAATCCTTGGTCTGTACCTTATTGGTCGGCTTTAGAAGAAGCCTACACCCGAGCAATGAGAAACAAAGGTTTTGAGTTCAGCGCGGGCCGGGTCACCTATATGTTCGACGGCCAACATCTCTGGTACGCTCTGCCCTCCGCGCGGGTGCTGTGCTACCCGTTTGCCAAGCTGGACGCCGATGGTGTGACCTACGCCAAGGCCGCTTGGAAACCAGCAGCAGACGCAAAAGAATGGCCGCGTGCAAGGCTTTGGAAGGGTCTAGCGTGTGAGAATATCACCCAAGCCACCGCCAATGACTTGCTGCGCCATACGCTGCGCCAGCTTGATGACGTGGTGCTCCACGTCCATGACGAGGTGGTGCTAGAGACCGACCGGCCAGAAGAAATGGCCGTGCGATTGAAAGAGGTGATGTGTACGCCGCCCGAGTGGGCCAAGGGCTTGCCCCTTGACGCAGAGGTGGCGATCATGTCGGTATACGGCAAATAAAAAGCCCGCTGGCAGGCGGGCTCTTAAAGGAGAAACAAGTTGGAATTCCTGGAATTTATCACAAAATTAGCCCCAAGTGGCGAGACAGCGCTGATTGTCAGGCAAAAACCACAGTTAAAAGACGGCGAGATACAGCTCCACGCCGATGGGGCGGTCAAATGCACCTGGCCGGCATTTCTGCCCGACCCCAAGCGCATCAAAGCGGATCAAGCCTGGTACGGCAACACGGCCAGCTTTATCGTTGATCGGTTTGAAACCGGCCGCGTGTCAGCGTCCGCTGCCAACTGCGAGTACATCTTGGTGATGATGCTCGACGACATTGGCACCAAGTCCAAGACCCCGCCGCTTGAGCCCACTTGGGTCATGGAGACATCCCCCGGCTCATTCCAGTGGGGCTACGCCTTCAGCGATCAGCCGACCAAGGCCGAGTTCAGCGCGGCCATCAAGGCCATCGCCGAGGCGGGTTACACCGACCCCGGTGCCTGCAACCCGGTGCGCAACTTCCGACTGCCTAGCAGCGTCAATCTCAAACCCGGCCGCGACAATTTCGCCGCGCGCCTGGTCGAGTTTCATCCCGACCGAGAGTACACACTAGGCGACATCTGCACCGCCTTGGACGTGACGCCGGTCGAACCCGACTCGCTCACCTTGCGCCCGATCCGCATCTCAGACGATGGCGCGGATGACGTCATGGCGTGGCTGTCTGGCCAAGGTCTGCTACTGTCCAAGCCCAATGGCGAGGGCTGGGCCGGGGTCATCTGCCCCAATGGTGCCGAGCATACCGACGGCAACCCAGAGGGCCGCTACATGCCCGCCAATCGCGCCTATTGCTGCCTGCACTCGCATTGCGTTGACTTCGACTCTCGCGCCTTTTTGACGTGGGTGGCCGGCCAAGGTGGCCCGGCCCACAACCCCGGCCTGCGCGAAGAGCTGCTCACCCAAGCCATGGAGTCAGCCCTTTCAAAGTTAGCGCCAACTGCCGATTACCCTGACGAGGCCGCGCGCGTCATCGCCGAGGTGGAACGCAAAGAGCTGGGCCGCGTTGAAAAGGCCGACTGGTATGTGCGGTTTGCTTACGTCCAGACCGATGATGCGTTTTTCGATATGCAAGACCGGCGCGAATTACCGCGCGGCACGTTTAACGCCTTGTTTCGCCACATTGATTGCAAGTCCATACACAACACCAAGCGCCGCATCGAGGCCGCTACATCATTCGATGAAAACCGCCAGGCCAAAGGCGCTCAGTCACTGGTTGGCATCACCTACGCTGCCGGCGAGTCGGTCCTAGTCGCCCGCGATGGTTTGGTCTACGGCAACCGCTGGCGCGATGCCCGACCGGAGCCCAAGGCTGGCGACGTGTCCCCGTGGCTCGCCCACGTCGAGCGCATGGTGCCCGAGCGCTTCGAGCGCGAGCATTTGCTCAACGCCTTGGCCCACAAGGTCCAATTTCCCACCCATAAGATCAACCATGCGATCCTTTTGGGTGGCAACCATGGATCGGGCAAAGATACCCTCTTTGCCCCGTTCTTTTGGGCCATCGGTGGACCGGCCAAAAACAACTGCTCGCTGGTCAAAAACGAAGATCTTAACTCTCAGTGGGGCTACGCGCTGGAGTGCGAAGTGATGGAAATCGCCGAGCTACGTCAGGCCGAGGCCCGGGACCGCCGCGCGCTCGAGAACACGTTAAAACCCATCATCGCCGCGCCCCCTGAGCTGCTCATGGTCAACCGCAAAGGCTTGCACCCCTACTATGCGCTCAACCGCGTGTTTGTCGTTGCGTTTTCCAATGAGCGTGTGGCCATCTCGCTGCCCTCAGAGGATCGCCGCTGGTTCGTCCTATGGGCCGACGCGGCCAAGCTGCCAGAGGCTCAGGCGGTGAGCTTGTGGAACTGGTACCAGCACCGGGACGGGTTTGCCGCCGTGGCCCATTACCTCCACACCCGGGACGTGAGCGCGTGGAACCCTAACGCGCCGCCCCCGATGACCGAGGCCAAGGCCATCATGGTCGAGCATGGCATGAGCGGCGCAGAATCGTTTTTGGTTGACCTCATGCGCCGGCGCTCGGGTGAATTCTCCCGGGGTGTCGTTGGCGGGCCGTTCTACGGCATTTGTGACCGGCTGCAAGGCATCGCCCCCACGGGCACCAAGGTCGTCCAGGCCGCACTACTGCACGCATTCAAAGAGGCGGGCTGGGTGGACATGGGCCGCATCAAGTCACGCGACCATGACACGAAGAAGCACGTTTTCTGCGCCCCTGAGTTGGGAGAGTATTCGCGCAGCGACTTGCGCCGCATGGTAGAACCGACATAAAAAAAGGGCCCTGCGAGGGGCCCTGTGAGGGTTGGCAACTGCTAGAGGTCCAGCAGCAGCGCAAGTATAGCGGCCAAAATGACCGCGCACATCAGCGCCATGCTGCCACCAATGGCGCGGCATCATACGCAGGGGCCGGGCAGGCCACCGTAAAAAGCCCCGCCCCCCGCTTGATGCGCCCCCATGCGTCTTTTCGGTTTTGGTTCACCAGCTCGCCGCGTTTGACGGCCCCGTAGACTTGATCGCGCGTGAACCCCTCCGCTTCGATCTCCACCATGGTGCGCGGCGTCTCGCAAAAATTAGTTAACGTCATCGCGCGCCCCTTTGTATTCGGCCCATTCGGCCGGCGTCATGGCGTAGGCGCCCGGCGTGGGTGTGGCGCGCTGCGCGCCGTTGGGCTCGCGTGTGTGGACCACCACCCGGCCGCTGGCCAGCGTAACCGGCCCGGCCGGCGGTGCATAGGGTGCCAAGGCCCGTTCAAATATTGGGTGCAACATGGCCACCCCCCTTCACAAATGCCCGGGCCGCTGCCCGGGTGCGGAAACACCCTTGCAGATAATCGCCGCGCCACACTTGCCACGGCCGGGGGTTGGACCCCCCAGGGTGCCCCCACAATAAATTAATTATCCTCATAATATGCATCCTCTCCGCTGGCCACGGTAACGGTAGTGCTCAAGGGCTGCCAGCCCCAGGCGGTTAGCCCCTTGTTCAGGGTCTCATAAGCGGCCACGTATTCGGCCGTGGTCATGCTGGCCCCATGGGGCGGATAAAACCGCTTAATGGCCCCCTTAGACTTGACCGGCTTATGCTTGCCGGTGCATTTTGCGTGGTGCGCCATGATGTCGTCGCGCATGGTGATGTATCGGGTTTTCCCTAATGTGATCGTTTGCATGGTGTTGTCCTTCATTTAATTAAAACGTCAAAATAAGCCAGCGCGCACACAGTGAGCGCGGCCGCGATAATCAAGGCTGCGAAAATGTCTCTCATAAATTCCCCAAAAAAAAGTGATCAAAATCGAAAACGGCCACATAGAACCCGCGTGGGCTCGCGTGGACCTCATAAAGCCATGCGTCGGCGTCTTCCATGGCCAGGGTATCGGCCAGGGCCTGCGCGGCCCCTTTGGTGGTGTAGTAGGTCATGGTTCAATGGCCTTCAAAATTTCGCGTAACTCATCCGGCGTAAATACGCCCCCACCAATGGTTACGGTTTCATTGTCTCGAATGGCTTTTTTCAAGTTGGCCAAAAAAGTATCTAACATGATGATTCCCTTTAAATAGTGCAACACCCGCAACATGGATAGTCTTCGCACCGGCCGCGCGCGTTACGCGTAAACGTGGCCGGTCCATGCTCGCCCATGAAGGTTATCGTATTGAAAACCGGGGCCAGCGTGGCGCGTTTGCTTTTCGGGTCATAGTAGATCAACGCGCCGGGTTTAATGGCCGCGCCAGTGGCCGCGCACCGGCCGGGATAACGTGCGCGCATGGT